CCTCCAACTCACCGTACTCGGACAGAACGTGCTTGAGATACCCCGCGTACTCTTCCAGGGCTTCCGGATTGTGCGGGAACCGCACCACCCAACCTTCATCCGCAAACCCCTCCGGGCGGGCCACCCGGTGAAACTCGTTCACCGTCTGCGTCACCGTCTTGGTAATCTGCTTGACGTCACCGAACTGCTTGGCGTACGCATTCAGCAGCTCCTCAGCCTTCTCAAGGCCCCGGGTTCGCCACTGATTGAGAACCGAGAAGTACTCCGGGTACTCCTGACCAAAAAACTGGTCCTGAATACGCCGGTACTCCCCCTCCAAGGCCAACCGTGCCTCCTTGCTGTTGGCAACTCCCTGTTGACGCTTCAGTTCATGCAGCTGCTCCCACACCTCGTCACGCCGCAGCTCCGCAACAGCCTCCTGCCGGTAGTACCACCCCTGCACGTCCTCCAACCCCTGCACCACGAGGTCCGGGTCCACCTTCCCGTCCGGCCCCTGGGCCCCGTCAAACAGCATGCGAACCAACTCATCCGGGTCTTTGGGTTCCGGCATGGCCTCCAACCAATCCTGATAGGCCATCTTGAGCAGCGTGCCCCGCTCCTCCTCAAACGCCTTGCCCATGTCCACGGCAAGGTTGTCGATTTCCTGGGGCGTGATGTACCCCTTGTACGACAGCGCATCCAACTGGCGCGCCACCCGCTGCCGAACCGACGGCGGGAACGCCTCGGGCAGCGTCTTCTCGAACGCCTTGCCCGCTTGCCGCACCCGCAACACCTCTTGCCCCTCGGGAAACATGTCATAGATAGCCTTGCGGATTTCGTCCGGCGTGAACGTTTCCAGGTGACGCAGCTTGTCTAGGATTCCCTCTCCAGCCTTGTTCCCAAATATCTTCAGCGCCTGATCCGCATACTCCTCCAGCAGGCGTGCCTGTCCCGCGCCGATCTGGTCGCGGAACAGCTGGGCAAACAGTTTGATTCTTGAGTTCGCTTCGATAAAATCGCCAACCCCACCGTAGGCCTCCACCACCCGAGCGGCCTGACCCGCGGAGTCAAACACTCGCCCCGCCCGGTCCAGAAGTCGCTCTACCTTGGGCAGTATCTGCCATGCGTTGGATTCTGCAGCCACGTCCGCTGCGGTGCCTGCGCCCACAGCGCCCCCCTCCACCACACGACGCGCTTGAGAGAGGTAATCTTCAAACTGGGAGACATCCCCCTTCAGCACCGCCTTGATCGGGTTGTCCAGCCCCTTGATCATCTCGACGAATGCCTTCGCCTCGTCGGGATTCAACATGTACCCGGAAATCGCCAGCATGTTATCCTGCAGGGTCTGGTCAAAGGGGAGAACCTTAAAGTCCGTGCCGATCATCACCCGCAGCCCGTTCGAGATGGCGTTCTGCACGTGCCACCCTGGGCGTCCCGACAGCCACTGCTCGATGAATACCCCGTGCAGCTTGCTGATCTTCCGGAACACGGAAGTGTTCTCCCACTTGTCCAATACCTTAGAGAGGCTCCCAGCCTGCTCCTTCATGGCATCCAGCTTGGCCCTATACGCCAGATCGGGCAGGATATGTCGGAGGTCCTCCAGGCTCTTGACCCTGGCTACCGCACGCCCGATGACGTCCTCCGTGTCCGTCAGGGCCACCGACATTTGGAACGCCCGGTATCCGTCCAGGGCATCCGCCATCTGCGGGGGCAGCGCCCCACGCAGGGCATCTAGGATTCCCTCGCGGGTAACCTTTCCTGCCTTTGCAGCCTCCTCGAGGGCACCCCGCGCCCTACGCAGAATGCTTCCAGCCTCATCTGCGCTGGACCCAGGCATTGCCGACGCCATCCACTCCAGGGTCTCCCTCATCGCCCGGCCCGTTCGGCCCGCCTTGGACGCCACCGTCTCCGCCAAAGCAAACTCTTTGACGAACCGGGGCACCACCTTACCCACAGCCTTGGCACCCAGCCCCAAGGTAGCTTTGAGGCCATCCAGACCCAGGCGCAGCGTCGCCGCCTGCAATGGACCAAACACGGCGTCCCCGCCCAGATTGCCCGCCAACACCTCGCCGAGCATCTCCGTAGTCGGGTTTGTCGTATACTTCCTGGCGTCCAGGGGGTCCATACCCCCATCAATGACCAGACGCTCGTACATCGCGGCCATCTCCGGGTCTTCCCCAATGATGTGGCTATAGCCCATGCCCGCCGCGAGGTTCCACCGCAACTGATCGTGCCAATCATCCGAGGCCAGAAGACTGCCGCCTCGGGCAGCTTCCTCCCAGTTCAGTACGTCCCATGGCGCGCGAAGCCTCTCGACGCCCACCTCCTTCATGAGAGCCTCGTAGTACTCAGCCCTCGTCGCGAGGTTGTTGTTGTACCGCTCCATCACCTCGAGTAACTCCGGAGACGGAGGCTCAATCTTGGGGTTCACTAACATCTCGTAAAACCCGTTCACGAGCTGCATCGCCCCCACGGCGATATTCTGCCCCACCTGAATACCCTTCTTCATGAGCCAAGGGATGTCCGCCATCGCACCCAGCCACCCAGGCAGATGGCCAAAAATCTCAGTATCCTCGGGTTCGTACAGCGTCATCTGCTCACGCAGATACGCAGCGCGACCCGACGTCGCCTGACGGCTTTCCTCCAACGCCCTCAGCTGGTAAGGCAGCGGATTCGTCATGGCGTCCATCCGCTCCACATCGGAGAGGCCAATCATCGTCACCGGGTCCAAATCCACGGATGGATCGAACGGAGAGTACCTCGAGTGTGACGCAATGTACATGAACACTTGCCGGGTCAGATCATCCGTAAACTGGAACACTCCGGTGCCTACGGCTCCGAGACCAGCCCCCAGCATTTCCACGATACCCTTGACCGGACGGCCCTTGGCGATATTCTCCCAGGCGTTCTGGAACTGCTGCCACTTGTAGTAGCCGTAGCCCCCAAACATCTCACCTGCAGCCCGCTCCACGAGGTCCCAAGTCCCCAGGCTGCTCAGGTCCTCGTCGTACCGCCTCTGATACTCCAGCATCCCCGCAGCAAGGGGTTCCCATAGCTCCCCATCCCCAATCCGGGTTACTCCCGGCTGGGTCTCGTACACCGCATACCTGCCCCCGTCCGGCGCATCCTCGTACCGCACGCCCAATGGGGCCAAGCCCAGGTACTCCCCGACATCCGGCACGTCCGGAAGCTGTTGCGCCTGTTGCGCCTGGGGCTGCTCAATGCCCAGCCCCTCGTACCAGGACAGGTCCTCCCAGGGGTTGGCCACACCCTGCTGGTGCCACGGAGTACCAAACTCGGCAAAGAAGTTGGGCCGCTTGTTCATTTGGTCGGCGTTCCCAAAATAGGCCGCCCACCGTGCTGCCTGATCAGACTGCAGCCACCGGTCCCGTCCTGAGAGAACTTGCTCTCCGGCCATCGCCCTCTCAAGCGGTGTACGTTGTCTTTCTTCTTCCGGGGGAGGGGTTCTGCCTCCCCCGCCCGCCCCTGCCTCTTTTGCCATACCCGCTCCTTACAAATACATCGTGTTCTGAATCATGGGTAAATCCGCGGTGTACCACCCGTTCGTTGGGTCGTACCGCAAGCTACTCAGCATCTGCTGCGTCGTGATATCATTCGCTGGAATGGTCAACAAGGCATCAATCGTTCGCTGCCACCGCTGAGTCTCCGACTCATCATCCGTGAACTCTAGACCCAATCTGCTCATCAACGAGTTGAAAAACTGTCGATCCGTACGCGTCCCGGAGACCCGCGTCTCCGCCACCTCCAGGGGACTCTCCCCCTCGGGCAGTTCGGGTTCCGTCCAGAACGTCGGGATAGCGAACTGCTTGTTCTTCTGGATCAAATCCCGCAACCACGTCCCCCAGGGGCGCACCATCGGCAACAACGCATCCGGACCCCACCAGTTCAACTCACCCAGAGGATCAGGAACAGGCGTCTCATCCGCATACCCGCCCCCGCCACCGTACCCGTACGATGGATAGTAGTAGTTGTTGGTATATCCACCCCCACTCTGGGGCGCGGCCAGCTCAGGACGCTCCTTCTCTACCCAGTTCAGGTTCGGATACCCCGACGCACTGTACGACCCCGAGGTGTTCTGTTCCGCTTCCCACTCCTCGTACGAATCATATGGGTAGAACTGGGACCTGGTCCTACCATGCTCATCCACATTGGAGTTCGCCCCAGTCATCTCGGCCCACAAGTTGTACTGCTCGGCCCGGGTCCGCGGCATCAGCTGTTCCCAGAACGGAGGGTCCGCCGTGCCTTGCATCACAGGGTCCATGCCCTCCCAGAACCAGGGTAGTTCTCGAAACCCGCTCAACGGGTTTCCCACCGGAGATGGATAGTTCAGCCCGAGGTCCCAATTTTTCATGCCCACACCACGCGTCTCAGCGTTCACCCCGCGACCCCAGAAGTCGCGTTCCAGTGGCCTCCGAGGGAATTCGGGTACCACAAAATCGGGACGCTCCTGACGACGACCCCCCTGATCCGGAGGGCGACCCTCCTCATCACGTCCTTGGTAGTTCATCCCTGGTCGGAACAACCCAACATCCTCCGGCGTAGTGTTACCACCACCCCAGTTGCCCTGCCCCCTGGTCTGCGTATCTTTGTTCTTCTCGTACAACTTGTTCATACGATCCGTAGCACCCTGGTCCCGGGCCCCCGGCCGCGAGGACCCCACGTCCTCTTTGCCACCCCCGCCCCAGTTCCCCCGGGCGGGAGGTCGGTCCCCCGCACCCCGCGTGGGCACCTCTGGAATGAACGTATCCAGGTAATCCTGGTACCCCCCTCGGTCATACGCCATTAGTACCCCTCCTCCATGTATCCCAGCATCGTCTGCCGATACCTCTCCCACTGCTCTGGGCCCAGATTCATCTGCACCTGGGCCAGCTGGTCGTCCGACATCCGCAGAAAACGCTGCACCTGCTGTGCAGGCGTCAAACGACGGGCCTCACTTTTCGTGAGGCCCGCCAGTCCCTTCGTCACTTCCGCCACACCCTCATGGGCAAGGGTGCCTACCTGCTCAAAGGCATCCTTGAACGTCGACATTAGCGCCTCCCAGGCGTGATAACTGCCTTACTCGTCGCCCCAGTCCGTGGGAGTTGCTCCATCATCTCCCCCACACGCTGCTGCATGTTGGGAGCCGTATTCCCCCCAGGCGTCCCGGGCGTCTGCGAGGCCAACGTCTGGGCTGGCATGGTTATCTCCCGGTCCCCGTACTCCGGGTTCCCCGGAGGCGTACCCCCGTTCCGACCCGCCATCAGGTCGTTGATCGGGAACGGGATGCCCGCTTCCTGCGCCGCCTGCTGGGCCAGGGCCATCGTGAAGGTCGGTTCCGCCAGGATCGACTCCGCAATGACTTTCTTGGCCTCGTCCGTCAGGCTCTGGGGCAACAGGTCGTGCAGGGTCTGCTGGGCCACGTCCCGCGCTGTGTCCGCCGAGATGATCTTCCCCTGGAGTAGCGACAAGATCATGTTCACCGTCGCCGCATCATCCGAGGGTAGCGAGGCCGAGAGCTTCACCCGGTTGCGGTAATAGCCCCCGATGATTTCGGGGTCTACCATCACTTCCATTGCATCCCCCAGGCTTCCCACTCCCCAGAGGTACATCGGCTCCCGGACGTACTTTTCGATCAGCCGCAGCATCTTCTCGTTCACGTTCTCCAGGCACCGCTCGAGAGAGTCCTGTTTGAAGGCTACCTTCATCAGGGTCGGGTTCCGGAGGAGGCTCATCGTGATGCCCGACACCGCGCCGGGAGCCTGCCCCTGCAGGGCCCTGGGCAACGTGCCTCGCTCCGTGACCTCCATGTACAGGGCAATCTGCTCGTCCAGCAGCTGCATGGGAGCCTTATGCTCCAGGTAAAACGCATCCTCCTCGAGGTCCAGCGGGATGTGCATCCCGGCCTCGGTCCGCATCGGCTCGAAATCCCGGCCGTCCGCCGTCTTCGTGATGAGGGGCGGGTCCATCCGCCGCGTCAGGTAGGTGTCCTTCTGCGAGGCCAGCTGCGAGAGCCGCTTGATCAGGTTCTCTGCTGTGTAGCAGAACGGCAACCCCATCCGCTCCCCTACCGTCCGGATCGGCGTCTTCGTGGGGAAGAACATCTCGAAGGGCAGGAACCCGTAACCATGCTCCGCGGGAGCCTTCACGAACTTGCAGACCGGCGTCGTCCGCCCTGTCTCGCCGTCCGCCTCATCGTAGATGATGGCCACGGCGTTCACGTCCTCATCCCAATAGTCGATGAGGGTCACCACATCGGTGTCCTTCAGGCTCTCTAACGCCTGTTTTGCTGTCCGGACGTTCAGAAAGCGTTGGTCCCGACCCGTAATCCAGTCGTCCCTGATCTGGCCCACCAACCGGGGATAGGCGTGGATGACGTACTCCCAGGTGTTCGGCCGGTCCCCGGGCATCGGGTAGATGTTCACCGGGTCGTGGGCCACCACGTAGATCGGGAACTCCTTTTTCTTCTTGGCCTTCGGGTCGTACAGCACCTGGAGGACGCCCCAACCGCTCGTCAGGGCATACCACAGCGCATCCGCCGCTTGGTCCCGCACGTACCCATGATGCCACGCCGCGTAGAGGATTTTCTCAATCTCGTCTACCTGGACGTTGTGGTTCGCATCCACCTTGGATTTGGGTACCGAGATGGTGGGGCGTTTGGCGAACAACAGCTCCTGCATGCTGTCCGACAGCATGCGGAACAGGGGCAACACAACCCGCTGCTCGTCCGGCTCCGGTTCCTCGTAATTGCCCTCCGAGTCCGTGAACACCACGCCCGGGTCCTCGAAATAGTGCCTGCGCCAGAGCATGATGTTCTCGTTGCGCTGGCCGTAAAACTCCACAAGGTTATCCAGTCGCTCCTGCAGGAGCATTGGGGTGATTGTCTCCGCCAAGGGGACCTCCTATATCTGTGTCTGTAGCGCCTCCCGTTCCTCCTGGCGCATGCGCTTGAAATCCTCGCGTGTCCACCGCTTGCCCGGAGACCTACCATAGCAGCCAAACTTCCGCACCAGGAAATACCACAATGCCTTCACCAGATGGTCCCACTCGTCTACCGGTTTGTTCGCCTTGCGAGGATCCTCGGTATCGATCTTCGCCAGGGTCGCTGGCGGGTAGTGGAACCTCCGCATCTCCAGGTTGAAAAACGTGCATCTGGGATGCACCCAGAGGGTGTTCGTATCCAGGTAGTGCTGCAGGGTTTTGATGCCATCGTTGATGTCCACCCGTTTACCCTTCAGCCGCAGGCTCTTGAGCTTGTACCGCTCGTCCGTCTCCGCCCGCACCACCTGACTCCAGGCCCGCTGCTGCTCCTTGGCCATCACGTCGATCTGGCCCTGGTCCGCATCCCACCAGTCAATCACCCGATCCACGTTGCGCCACCAGGGGCGCTGCCGGGCAATGTTGTAAACCTCCTGGGTCGTGATGGTGGTCTGCACGTAGATTTCATCTATCACGCAAACGTGCCAGCCTTTGGCTAGCTCGTTAGTATAGGGTTCCTCCAGGAACCGCTTCAGCTGGACAGCCGCGACGGCATATGT